CGGCGACAGCGACCTCGGCGATATCACCGGTAACCCCGGCGACGCCCCGTCGGCCGACGAAGTAAACAAGGAAGACGGCGCACCGGGTGCAATCAACCCGGAGAACCTGCTCAAGGAACTCACCGCCGATGGCGGTGACAACATCTTCACCCGGGTCGGCCAGGCCATGGCCGAGCAGTTCCCGGGAGAACCCAAGGTCAAGGACATCGAGGCCCCGCTCCTGAAAACGGTAGCGCATGCGGTCAAGGCCTACATGAAGAACAAGAATTACGCCCCGCTCCCGGAGAAGTCCATGCAGGGCGTATGCACCAAGCTCGCCGACATGTGTCTCAAGAAGGCCATCAAGTCGGCCCAGGCTAAGAAGGGAGGCCAGCAGCAGAAGCAACAGGCACCGGCCGCTAACGAGGCCGTATACTACGTGAAGAAGGCCCCCGTGTTCGAATCGGAAGAACTCATGGAGAGCTTCTGGAAGAACGCCGCCGCAGCCGCGGCAATCGGATTCGGGGCAGCCAATGCCGCCACCGCGGGCTCGGCCCCGTACGCAACCAAGGCACCCACCCCGCTCTACCAGCAACAGCAGAGGCAGGCGGCACAGAAGGCCGAACAGCAGAAGGCCGGGGTGAACAAGGCAAACACCAAGTCCAGCAGCTCGGCGAAGTCAAGCAGCTCCGCCGTGCCGAACACGAAGGACCCCTCGTCCGTGGTGTTCAGCGACGACAGCACGTACACGCTCACCCCCGACGACTACGTGTCCTACAAGATGGCCAACAACCTCCCGGCACATTACACGGTTTCCGGCGGCAGCGACGGCAAGACGCAGGGCGGCCAGGCAAAGGCGGCCGCCAACGGCAAGACGCAGGTCAAGAATTCCGGGAACGGCTCCGCCAGCCAGTCCGCGGTCAAGGCCGAGACCAAGTCCAGCGTGAACAAGGGCGGCAAGTCCAGCGGCTCCGCCAACGGACGCTGCGAGGCCCCGAAGGAGGAGAAATCCGAAGGCTGGGGCAAGATGCTGCACCGGTTGGCACACAATGCCGTCGACAAGGGCGGCGAAATCGGCGCGGGAATCGTCGGCGGCGCGGTAGGCGCGGCCAAGGGACTCTACCACGGGGCAAACGCCGGGTACTCCAAGGCGAAGGACGCCATCGAGCGGCAGCACGACGAGATGATTAACGACCGTGGACAGCACTAAAACAGAAAGGACCGCCTAAGCGGTCCTTTTTAAATGTCCTAGCCGAGGTAGGGGTTCGCCTTCTCCTCGGGCCACCAACTAATCCAGAACGAACAGTGCACGTCGAGTACCATCGGGTGCGTCGGCTTCACCTCGTACCCCAGGCCTGCCAGGCACCTCTCCACCTCGACGTAGCTCAGCTTGCGGTCCCTGTTCTCCACGTACATCTTCTTCCCGCGCTTCACGCCGGCCAGCATTTCCGCCAGCCTGCTTACCAGTTCCGGGTTGGATTCCCTGAACTTCTCGCCATCGGCCCTGACGTCGGTCTGGATGCGGGACACCAGCGTGTCCGCCGAAGGAATCCTTGGTACTGCCGGTTCTTCCGCCTGCTTCTTTGTCTTTGCCATATTACACCCCCATCACCAGCGCCGCGTACGCGTCGGACCTGGTCTCCTTTTCGCTCATGTGCCTTTCCATGTGTATAACCGCGTCCAGTATTTTCGCCCGTTCCATGGCGTACCTGTCGCGCCTGTCGTAGTCGGACTGCTTGGGCGAGCCAATCCTGCCGAGGTCCATGTTGTTGTCGAGGTCCACCAGCTTCACCTTTGCGGCGAGCAGGTTCTCCGAGACGCGCTCGATGTACACGTCCCTGTCCTCCGACTTCTTCCTGGTAAGAATCTCGACCACCTTCCATACCACGGGAGGGAACCACATCATCAGGTCGGATATGGTGAAGCCTCCGTCCTCTACCACGTCGTGTAGGTACGCTATCGCAGTGAGGTTGTCGTCCTGGTAGCGCCTGGCGGCTTCCCGGCCGACCCCGGCGACGTGCTCGATGTACCTGTGGCCGCCCTTGTCGACCTGGCCGTCGTGGGCGAACTCGGCGAACTTCACCGCACGCTCGACGATACCCAATCCTGACGGGATGCCCGTCCTCACGAATTCCTTAATCTCGTCCCTTGACCGCATAATTTCCTGCTTCCGGTTAAAAGGGTTAAATCAACATATCACCCGGCAACCCGCCGGTTCACGAATTAAACTATTACTTTTCGCGCCAGTATATCGAATTATATACTAATTTTAGTGCAAATTCAAGGGAACCAGAATGAAAATACCGGTAATAGACGACAGGTTCAACTTCGCCACCCAGAAGGTGGAGAAGATGCGGATAGACATCATGGCGGAACTGAAGCAGGAGGCCACCGGCGTCCTCTCCATCGTCACCCAGTGCGACACCAACGTCGAGCTGGGCGAGCCGGTGAAGTTGCGGACGGTGGCCGGGTTCGACTATTACTGCGCACGAGGCGAGTTCTCATCCGGTGACGCCTACGGGGAAATCAGCTTCACCTGGACCGCCAGGCAGGTCGACCCGCAGTACTACGACGTGACGCAGATTTCCGTGAAGATGGGCGAGCTGGGCTGGTGCGACGTCGACTGGCGCTCGAACAACGCATTCCTCGACCGCATGACGCAGGAATACCAGCTGTTCCTGCAGGCGAACAAGTTCGTCCCGAGGCGGTATGCCGAGATTGAGGACATACTGGACAGCATCAGGAAACTGGACATCCCTAAGAAATACCGCGACCGGGTCGTGAAGCTGGTCGACAAGGCGAGCGCCCTGCTGGGCAACGCCGCAACCAAGAAGGAGCCTGAAGATGGCAACGGAAACTAACTACTACCAGTACGAGGACGCGTCCTCCGTGGACGCGCTCAAGTTCATCGACGAGACAATCGAGGGCATCGCCCTCAAGGATGCGAAGATAACGAGGCTGTCGCCCAGGAGCTTCCGGGTATCCTACAGCGAGCCCGAGCTCGGCGACTTCTGCCACTACGACGTGTCGCTCAGGGCGTCGAACTCGAGGAACCCGTCGACAAGCGGGCACTTCAGCGTGAAGCTCAACCTGACACTGGCGGACGGGACCGTGGCCGGCTCCCGGAGATTCAAGGACATCACCTCCGAGTCGCTCGCGGCACTCATCCAGGGCATGTACAGCGAGGTGAAGAAGTCGCGCTCCGTGTCGATGGGTGAACTCGACGAGTTCAGGAAAATCGTCACCGACGAGATGACCGGCCAGGGATACACCTGCATCGGCATATCGCCGTACTCGATGGCCTTCCGCGGGAACAACCGGAACGTCTCGGTCACCATATCGGAGCTTGGCAAGTTCCGCGCGGTAATCCGCCTGACGAGGAAGAAGGACGGCATCCGCCGTGCCTTCGAGACCGGGTCGGCTGTATCGGCCGATAACGCGAGACGCCTGGTACAGACGATAAATTCACTTTAAAAGAAAAGCCTCCCGGAAGGGAGGCTTTGCTTCATTTGCGGAGCCGGGCTATGTCCGGCCTTTCCAGTATCCTCTGGTTCCTGCTTCCCCGGAACTTCAGCGTGAGGTCGCGCTGCTCCAGGATGAACGGGCCGTCCACCAGGACGTCCACCACGTCAAGAATGCGGTCGGTCACCGTGGGGACGTGCTTCCGCTGTCCCGGCAGCAGGTCCCTCTCCAGTACGTACCCTGTGAACATCCACAATGTCTTCATGGGGAACTCCTGGCGGAACCTGTAAACCACCGGGAGGAGGGAAGCCTGGTTCTCTGGCTCGAAGGGTTCACCGCCCAGGATTGTGCAGCCCGAAATGTACTTCGGCCTGCATGCCTCGATAAGCTCGTTCTCCTCTATCAGGGTGAACGGCTTACCGTAATTGAAGTCCCAGGTCTCCTCGTTGAAGCATCCCTTGCAGTGGTTGCGGCAGCCGGAGACGAATAGCGTCACCCGGCAGCCATCGCCATCCACGATAGACATAGGGTCAATCTTGGAATAGTTCATCAGATGTTGTTCCTGTCACCAAGTTCAGCGAGCTTGCCGTCGTTCCAGGAGCGCACAATGGATTTCCTGGGAGCGCCGGTAAGGTATCCGGTGATGCGACGGACACGAACGAACTTATCCTCGTTCTTGCAACCGCACTTCGGGCATTCGTTGTCGATGATACCGTGGAAACCGCATTCAAGACAGTCGTCCGAGTTCATGGTCACCGTGAAGTACCCAAGGTCTCCGTCATACATGGCGTCGATTGCAGCCTTCACCGCGGCGGTATTCTTCGTCAAGTCACCGTTGAGCTTGTAGTAGAAGATATGGCCGGCATTGGTAATCTTGTGGAACGGGGCCTCCGTAGCAATCTTGTTCGCGAGCGTGGTGTCGAGCGAGAAATCCATCATGTGGCTGTTCGTGTAGTAGCCCTTGCCGAAGATACGCGCGATGTCGACATCCTCGAGACCCTTGACAGGCTTGAGAATACGGCCGGCAGCATTTTCGGTAGTGACCACGGTGAACTTGTTCTTGTCGATGTTGGCGAAGCGACCTGCGACAGCTTCAGCCGGAGTAGCGAAGCAGCTCCAGTTGAGGTGCGTTTCCTTCTGTGTCTTGTCGCAGTATTCGCGGATGCGCTTCACGATGGACAGGGCGAACTCGTCAACGTCATGGTCGACGCCGTAGGTCTTCCCGGTAATAAGGGAAACAACCTCGGCAATACCGATGTAACCGATGGACAGAGTGGACTGCTTCATCACCTCGGCGATGGAATCATGAATATCATGTTCCGTATCGTTGGCGGTTAGATAAAGGCCCTGCTGCATAGTGAACGGATAGTTCTCATATGTCCTGGTGCTGCAGAGCAGATTGAAGCGGTCGAGCAAGCTATCGCGTGCATCCTGAAGCATGCCGTCCAGCTTCGCGAAGAACAGTTCCTTGCGCTTCTCGGTATCCTTGGCCTCGATGTGTGCCTCGATGGCGAGACGCGGGAGGTTGATTGTGTGGAACGCGAAGTTGCCGCGTGCAGTCGTCTGTTCCGGACCGTTGATGTTACCGATGACACGGGTACGGCAACCCATAGTAGAAATCGTGGTATTCGGAATAAGCTTGCGGAGCTTGAGCTTGGTACCGGATACTTCCACAACTTCCCAGTAGTCACCCACGCCGACATCGTACTCATAGGCATACGGGGCAACAGCCTTGCCGTTCTGCGTAAGTTCGGACAGGATAAACGTGGAACCTGCACCGCGGAGTTTCAGCTTGGCTTCCTTGCTTACATCCAGTTCCTTAGTTTCGTACTTGACATACGGGAGATTGAAGCTGGAGTCGACCTTGACGAAGTTCGGATAGAAACGGCGAGCGAGGCAGTCGATTGCCTGGAGATACAGGTCATAGTTCGGGTCACCCTCATCCTTCGTATAGCCACGCATGAGCTTGAAGATGAGAATAGGGAAAATCGGGGTAAGGCCGTCACCCATGCCTTCGTATTGGGCACGCATAAGGTTGCGGCTGACCATTCGCCCGCAGTTGCTGGTGTCGAGGCCGAAGTTCAGCGAGGAGAACGGAACCTGGTTACCGGAACGGGACTGTAGCGAGTTGAGGTTATGCACGAGCGCTTCCATGGCCTGGTGCGTCTGGTTGTCGGTAACGGCGATGGCGTTCTTCACCAGGGACGGCTTGAAGCGGAGATACAGCAGGTGCTCCGGGGTATTCATGGAAACATCAGCAAGCAGCTTAACGATGTTCTTGATGACATCCGGGTCAGCCGGGCAGCCGGCATAATCCTTATATGCGCGGTCTTCCGAGTATTCGGCATACCTGTTGAGTTCTACTGCCAGGTTCGTACGGAACGACATGTCGACGAACGGCGCAAGGTCAAAGTCGAAGTTGTCACAGGCAATGCCGCCGTATTGCTGGTTCGACTGCAGCTGGAAAATCACTGCGGCCAGGGATGCGGCAGACTGGATTGACTTGGCCGGACGGATAAATCCGGTGCCGGAATCAAAGCCGGTACTGAGTAAGCTCCCGACCGGCGCAAAAAGACAGTTGAATGTAAGGTTGTAGAAATTGAGGTCATGGATATGGAGGTATCCCTCCTTGTGTTCGCGAGCGAACTTCTTGTTGACCTTGTTGAGCAGGTTGTAGACCTTGTTGGTCTCGGATGCAATCTTGCCGTATGTACCCGCCGGGGTGGCCCCGGACTCGTTCGCGTTATCTCGAAGGATGTTGGAACTCTTGAGCCCCGGTTCGGACTCGGTGATTTCCTTGATTGTCTTGATGATTTCGGTCTGGTTAAGCCTTTCCCTGTCACGCTCAGTCCTGAACTCGATGTACTCTCTGACGGTATCCTTGTATCCGGCATCCATCAGCACGTCCTCGATAGTCTTCTGTATCTTTCCGGCCTGCACTGACTTGGCGTCGTTCGCCGAAATGGTGTCCACCACCTTGCCGACCAGCTCGTCCAGTCCTTCCTCGGTAATCTTCTCCTTGGAATCCCTGAACGCCGCACGGATTGCGTCGTATATGTGGTTTACGTCAAACTTCTTCCTTCTCTTTCCGTCCTTCTTGGTAACGTAAGTTAACATACTTTTCCTTTGCTTCAAAGTTATTCAAGCGGTATTCGTTTATAGGTTTCCGTTTCCCCGGAAAGCCCAATATATGGTGCTCAAATGTGCCCGCTCCCCTCCATATATGGTGGTTGAGCCTTTCGAGCCCGAAACTTATTTTTTGCTTACATCGGCAGGTCGCCCGGGTCCCCTTCCTTTGTCGGCGAAGTCGAGTTTATCGGCTTCGCGTCCGGCTTCACGACCGCCGGTGGAGGTCCGTCCACGATGTGTCCGTCGTCCCTGGCAACCATCCTCGCATACTTGATTGTGGCAATCCTCCTGGACACCAGCTCGATGAACTTCCCGACGCTCATGTCGCCGTCGGAGAACTTCACCATGTCGCCCACCACGCCGGAAATGTATGCGTGGGTCAGGTGCGCCTCGAAGATGCGCTCACACGCGAACACGAAGTGCGGGTCGTCCGGGGTGACCCAGTCCGGCTTCGTGCGGCCCAGGTGCTTGAACGACTGCTCCACGACGTCGCAGACGCCCTCGACCGTGTCGGGGTTCTTCACGTAGATGATGTCGTCAATCCTTCCCGGGCGCAACTTGATTGTGCTGTGGAGCTTCTGGGGCTCGTTGATAATCAGTATGGTGATACCCCTGTACTTGGGCGAGTTCGTCTCGTCGATGTAGTTGATGAACGCCCCGGTCAGCTCGTTCTTGGATGCGAAGTCGTTCCCGTCGAAGTCGTCGAAGATGAAGAACGACCCCGGGAACATGTCGAGCACCCGGAACACGTTGTCCATGCCGCGCCTGTCGGCGATGGAGTCCGGCGAAATCCAGAACACCGGCACGTCTGGGAAGTCCATGAGGAGCCTGTTCACCGAAATCGTCTTGCCGGTGCCCTGGTCTCCCTGCACGATGTACCCGCGGCGACCCCTTATGTCGAGCACCTTCCTGATGAAGGCGGACTCGCTGGCCATCGTCCTGACCGCGTTCCCCTCCTCGTCGTACATGTCGAAGTTCTTCACGTCGAAGTCTATCGTGACCCTCGGCTCCACGTACAGCGTGCCGTTCTTGATTCGCACGATGTTCTTGGTGATGTCGATGCGGTCGATGTAGATTCCGTAGATTATCGACGGTATCGAGAACAGCAGCTCGGCGCAGTAGTCCCCGCCGTACATCCCGAAGTTGATGTAGGAGTACCCGGCGTCGTCCGCGATGCGGTCGCCCCTGTGCTTGGACTCGGGATACCCCACCTCGAAGCCGACGTGGCGCTTCTCGCCCTCGAATGTCAGCTCGGCGTCCACCAGGAACACCGACACGACCGACTCGGTCGCACCGGGGTCGTCCTGCTTCTGCACCTTGATGAAGCGGAAGCCGTACTTCGCCTGTTCCTTCTCGGTCATTCCGAGGAACGTCTCGCATATCGACGGGGTAGCCTCTATCGAGTCCGTAATCAGCTCGATTCCGCGCCCGGTGCCCATGAAGCGGGCCAATTCGTCGAACGGGCTGTGAATCTCGTGTCTCGCCGCGATGAATACGTTGTTCGCGACCGTGGTGGCCCTCACCAGGCCGAACCCGGTCTCCACCAGGCTCAGGTAGGCGTTCACCACGGGGTTGTCCGTGTTCGCCCGGATGAGCCCGGAGAACGCGTCGACGAATCCGCCGGCCGCGTTCACTATCTTCTCGGAGTTCGCCTTCACCACGGACTTGAGGTAGTGAAGCTTGTCCCTGGCCGACATCTTCGTCCAGGTCTCCGCGTCAATCTCTATCTTTACGAGAAGGTCCGAAAGCGGGTTGTTCTTCTCGACGTTGTTTCCTGCCATAAGCTCACCTGCACCCTATTCCTCGCCCGTCACGCCCTCGATTCCCTCCGGGTCCTCCCCGAAGTCGAAGGTGTCGTCACGCATTTCCTTGGAACCGCCGTATCTCCATGTACGGTACGCGATGCGTATGAGGTTGAGGCCGAACGCCACGAACATCGCAATCTTCAGCGCGCCGACTATCCGGATGTGCACGTTGTTTTCCATAGTTCCCTTTCCTTACAAATATAGCAAAACCGAGGTATTTTACCCCCTCAGAAACTGTATCAATTCCTCGACCCCCGCGGGCTCGAACCTGTCCAGTCCAGGCACCCGCTCGACCAGCGTCCGGCCCTCCGCCGACGCGTGGTACATGGCCAGCGAATGCAGGTATCCGCGCCTGCAGTGTCCCAGGTGGACGACCGTGGGGCAGCTCCTGTACAGTACCGACAGCATGGGCAGCTGCGGGTCTTCCACCAGGGTGACATCGTTGCCTTCCTCCCTCAGCCGGTTCGACACCTCCTCGGCAGCCTCCGGGTTTCCCGGGATTGCCACGGCGACCCTCCTTCCCCTCACCCCTGCGCGTTCGATTGCCTCCTCGCACGATGCGAAGTCCGCCGCCTTCCCGCCGAACACCGCGTCGAACCTGGCGGACACCGGGAGCCTGTGGAGGTCCTTCCTCCTTAGGGGATAGCTCCGGAGATTCACCGTGCAGCCCGGGACTTCCCCCAGGCCTATGCGGAGCAGCGGCTTCGGGCAGATACTGTATTCCATGGCGTCGTGGTATATGGCGGCGAACGGGATGCACCCGGCGGGCATGCAGCATTCGCCGTCGGCGGCCTGTACCACCGCCCCGCCGGTCACGTACGGCGTCCAGTACTCCCCGCCGATGATGCCGGATACCGCCATGGACAGGATGTTCAGCTTGGAGTCCCATTCCGGCCATGAGTGCTTCACGAAATACCGCATTCTTTCCTCGTCTTGGCGTACCACCTGTCCACATCCGCCCTGATGTCTCCCGGGAGGTCGCCTATCGAATTCAGTACATTTTCCACGAACCAGATTATCCCTTCCGGGCCGTCCTCCCGCTCGACCGCCTCCATAATCCGGTCGATTGACATCTCGCCGCCGCGGTCGATGTCGTATATGGTGGTGTCCATGTGCAGGGTCTTCGTCGCCGACACCTTCCAGTCGAGCGATGTCTCCAGGCGGCCCAGCGCCCTGTATTTCGCCACCAGCCCGTCAAGCGTATTTTCGCCCTCCAGGTACCTGGCGAAATCCCCGTCCTGCATCCTCCTGATGCACGCGCAGTACACCCGGTTCTTCCGGTAGGTAACACCTCCGGCATATTCCGGGGTGTTCACCTTCGGGTGGAACATGTGGTATGCGATTGCGGACTTATCCGTGTTCCGCATAACCTCCCTGCCCGTACGCAGGAACTTGTACATGAACGCGTCGTCCTCGGCACCCCACCCGGCGAACTCCACGTCGAATCCGCGGACAGCCTTGAAATCGTCGTATGTGAAGGCGACCGTAAGACCGGTCTGCCTGCGTATGGTTACGCCGTGGTCTTTCTCGCCTCCCCACAGTTCATTGCCGGCCACCTTGCATCTCGTATCCAGCTCATCCATGTAGATGGCGTCGCCGTACGGGAAAACCAGCTTTCCCTCGCAGCATTCGGCCATGGCGTACTCGGCAAGATTGCGTTCCAGGTATACATCGGCATCCACCATCATGTATACCCTGCGGCCGGGGTGAGCCTGGACTGCCGCGTTCAGGAGAACCGGCTTGTGAAACAGGCCGTCGGCGGTTCCGCCCAATGCTGTCGCCATGTCGACCATATCGTGGGTGACTCCGGCGAAGCCCTGGGATTCAAACCATTTGCCTGATTCCGGGCCGTCACATTGCTCTACGACAACGTGCTCCGCCTCGGGAAAATTCCTGGCCACCGAGGCGATGCAGGCAGCCAAATTGCGACGCCGGTAAGGGTCCCTGGTATCGCGAAAAGCGGTAATAATGATAAAATCTTTCATAAAATCTAGCACAAGGAAACTAATTCATCTTTAGTGGGTGAGATGAATTGTGCTCTCCTTGAGAAAGATATAGCAAATACTTGACAAACTTCAACAAAAATCTACATTGACGGCATAAACTTATGGTATATGACAAGTTCGTGGATGGCCTTGCATATACTGAAACAGATGTTTACGGTCCTCGGTATGTGACCGCCATCCACAATAGGCATATACCGGGGACTATTTTGTATGCTTAGTTACAACGTCAAGCTAGAATTTCCGAGCAAGGAGACCGAACAGGCCATGCTGGACTGTCTCAAGGTTGAGGCGGACTGTTACGGCTATGTATCGGCACTGCTGGAAACAACGGGGTTCCGCGAACACCCGATGTCCAGGTACGATGTGCACTACAAGTTCTACTACGACATCAGGAAGCAATATCCTACGCTCAGCAGCCAGATGGTCTGCAAGGTGATGCAGGAAGTCGTTGCCAACTGGAAGACCTGCCTTCAGAGAGGTGAAGAGTTCAGTACCCCGAAGAAGACCAATCTTTCGATTCTTCTGGACAAACGGCTGTATAGCAAGCTGACCGACCATTCAGTAAATCTCACTGTACCTGGATACAAGAAGGTGGAATGTACGTTCCGTACATATCCGCTCATGCAGCGCATGTTCGACTCATATACGGCAAAGAACTGCAACATATTCTACCGAGACGGCCAGTTCTGGCTCACCGTACAGTTCGAGGTACCAGGTGCTGAACTAGTGAATGAGGATGTTCTTGGTATAGACCGTGGTATCAAGCGATTGATTACGTGTTCCGACGGCACTGCCATTTCCGACAAGGAATTTAACAAGCGTAGACGGAAAATTCGCTACCTTAAACGTTGCCTGAACAAGAAAGGCACGAGGAATGCCAAGCGACACTCGAAGAAATTACGGAAACGGGAAGCATGTATGTCGAAAGACTACACGTACAGTGTGGCGAACTATATCCTCTCGAAACCGCAAGGCATTATCGTACTGGAAGACCTTACGAAAATAAAGAAATCCACTTCCAGGAAGAAGATTGCCGCCGAATGTGGCGAAACGAAAGAAATCAAGAGAAAACGGCACAACAACCGGTTTGGCCAAGTTGCTCTAAGGCAACTCCAGACGGTGTTGGAGTACAAGGCACCACTTGTAGGGAAACAAGTGGCAACAGTTGAACCGGCCTACACTTCCCAACTCGACTGTCGAGGCTTGCCTAACGGCAAGAGGCTGGGTACCCGCTATTACGCTGCCGACGGATTGGTATTTGATGCAGACTGGAATGCTGCAATCAATATTGCCAACCGCCACCGCCCAAGTACATTCAAACTGCCGATATGCGGCAAGTTGAATCTAATTGGCAGGCCATCGTCAACTGGCCAATCGAGGGAACTACCGGGAAACCGTGGCTCCCTCAAGCCCACCGTTCTTTAGACGGTTGGTAGTTGACCGATGTATAAACTACATAATTGTCCACGGGTTACAAGGCACAAACTTGTATTTCCGGAAAGAAAAGTGGGATTTTAGATGTCGTTCAACGGGATATTCAACCTTCGCGACGCCAACGAGAGCGTCACATTGAAGCCCTGGCAAATCCAGGAGCTCAAGAAGTGTGCGAAGAACCCGATTTACTTTATACGTAACTACGTCTATATCAACACCAAAGATAATGGAATGCAGTTAATGAAAACCTATCCTTTCCAGGACGAGGCAATCAGACGCTTCCTAAAGTACCGTTTCAATATCAACAGGTGGAGCCGACAGGTGGGCAAGTCCACCGTCGTCCGCGCATACATCCTGTGGTACGCGATGTTCCACCAGGACAAGCTGGTGGCCATGCTGGCCAACAAGCTCATGCTTGCCAAGGAACAGCTGCAGCTCCTCAGGGAATCCTACGTGGCGCTCCCGTACTGGCTCCAGCCGGGCGTGAAGCTGTGGAACAAGATGAGCATCCAGTTCTCCAACGGGTGCCGCATCATGGTGGCCGCGTCGTCCCCGGACGGCATCCGCGGTTTCTCCCCGAACCTGCTGTACCTGGACGAATTCGCGTTCCTCCGCCCGGGAATGGCCGACGAGTTCATGGCATCCGTGATGCCCACGATTTCGTCCGGTAAGACCACGCGAATCATCATCACGTCCACCCCCAACGGCATGAACCATTTCTACCGCATGTGGGAGGACGCCGTAGACGAGAAGACGGCAACCCCGCACGAGCTGCAGTCGAAATACGTGAAGTCCACGGTTCTGTGGAGCGAGGTCCCGGGACGCGAGGCCCAGTGGGGCATCGACGAAGAGGCCCGTATCGGCGAACAGAGGTTCCGCCAGGAATACATGTGCGAATTCATCGGTTCCGCAACAACGCTTATCGACTACAAGACCCTGCAGATTCTGCACCCGGACAAGCCGATGAAAATCCCGGGAGTCCCCAAGGAATACTCGCTCCGCGTTTTCGCCCCTCCCATTCCCAAGCAAGTAATGGAAAAGGAAGACTGGACATACGTTGCCGCCCTCGATACCGGGTTCGGCATGCGCCAGGACTCCCACGTCCTACAGATTTTGCTAGCAAAGACTTCCTGCCGTGCCGAGCAGGTGCTCGTGTTGTCGTCCAACGAGGTAACGGTCGAGGACTTCTGCGCCATGTCCGCAAGCATCCTCAGGATGTACGGGAACCCGCCTCTTACAATCGAATACAACGGCGGTTCCGGCATGACTGCCCACAAGACGATGTTCGAGAACCTCGGGTACGACAACCTTATCAACTATGACCAGTATTTCCGCGGCATCTACTCGACGAACCCGGTCAAGACCAGGGCCGTCATGCTGCTCAAGCTGTATGTCCAGCGCGGATACCTGAAGCTGAAGGACGAGAACACAATCAACGAACTCATGAGCTTTACGAAGCTGAACCAGTTCACCTGGGGCGGCTCCGGCGGAAACCACGACGACCACGTGACCAGCCTGTACTGGTGCGTCTACTTCATGGACTCCAACTGGTTCCCGGGCAAGCACGAGGACCTCACCTTCACGGACGCCCTGGAAATCACGTTCGCCGCGAGCGAGTTCAAGGAAGAGATGAAGGCGACCATCCTCACCCGGGGAGACCCCGTCGCCATGAAGGAGCAGCTGGCTCTCGCGAACATGGCCGCCAACCAGCAGAAGACACCCGAAGCTATTCCGCAGACAGTATAAACTGTTGAAGAACAATTTTAAGCACGGGCATGCCATGTTTGACGAACTCGACCAGTTACTCCAGCTCACAAAGCTAGTGGAAGCGACATCCACCAATTCCGACACCGAAAAGAAGGAAGAAGACCTCCCGGCCACGGTCAGGGAATACGACCAGGACGGCAGCGGGAAGTTCAAGACGCTGACAACGGCTACTCCGGCAACTACGGACACGCCGGAAATCGACGGCGTTCCGCAGCCCCGTACCGACGGGAAGGCCTTCGGCAGCTCCGGCAACCCGACGTACACCGACCAGCACGGCAAGCCAATCGACGGCGGCCCGCTCTTCGAGGAGGACGGCCCGACGGTTGACCCGGCGGACCAGGTGGACAGTGCAATGCAGGCGAGCGCCCAGGCCAACGAGCAGGTCGCGGACGCCACTGCGGACCTCCAGACGGCAGCCGAGAACCTCGCCAACGCGGAAAGTACCGAAGCCGCCGGCACGACCGGCACGTCCGACGCGAACAACGTCAACCCCGACGAGCAGTGCATGAACCCGGTAGGACGTTCCCTCAAGCGCGGCCTCGCGTTCAGCATGGAATCCGTTGAGCGCGGCATGGGCAGGAACTTCGTGAACAAGTACATGTTCGAATGCGACAACACGGGCTGCACGCGCAACAACCCGTTCCAGCTCGGCGACGCCGTGCAGGTATCGGGCATCCCGCGCATCTTCATCGTGAAGAACAACGACGGCAACATGATTACTACCGCCAAGCCGACCAACTGCGAGGCCGACTTCGCCAAGGGCAAGGACGGCGTCTGGCCGGAATACTGCTTCCAGTGCAACGAGCTCTCCAAGGTGGGCAACGCGGACCTCTCCCAGGCAGACGACCTGGCCGAGTTCAACGACCGCGACCTGGCCCCAGCCGGGTTCAACGGGCTGACAATCGACCCGAGCCCGATGGAAGTGGCGCAGGAATATGCCAGGGAACGCACGATGGATGACGTGGCCGACGACCTCGACGAGATTCTCGGCGCTTACCGTTCCGCCGCTTCCGGAAACGACCAGGAATTCTCCTACACCAAGTGCTCCCCCGTTACCACGATGGTATACCCGAACGGCCAGGTGACCACCCAGTGCATCGAGGGCGGATTTCAGAAGAGGTTCTAGCGTCAACTACCCACCATCTAAAGAACGGTGGGCTTGAGGGAGCCCCGGTTTCCCGGTAGTTCCCTCGATAGGCCAGTTGGCAATGGCCTGCCAAGTAGATTCAGCTTGCCACATATTGGCAAACTGAATGTACCTGGGCGGTAACGGTTAGCGATATTTATTGCGGCATTCCAGTCCGCATCAAGTACCAATCCGTCGGCAGCGTAGTAGCGAGTACCCAGCCTCTTGCCATTAGGCAATCCTCGACAATCGAGTTGGGAAGTGTAGGCCGGTTCAACTGTTACCACCCGTTTCCCCATGAGTGGTGCCTTGTACTCCAACACCGTCTGGAGTTGCCTTAAAGCAACCTGGCCAAACCGGTTGTTGTGCCGTTTTCTCTTGATATCTTTCTTCTCGCCACTTCCGGTATTTATTTTCTTCCTGGAAGTTGTTTTCTTAATCTTTGTTAAATCTTCAAGGACGATGATTCCTTCGGGTTTTGAAAGAATGTAGTTGGCTACTTGATACGTGTAGTCCTTTGACATTCTAGCTTCCTTTCTGCGAAGTTTCTTCAAGTGCCTCTTGGCATTCTTTGTTCCCTTGGATGCCAGGCATCGTTTCAGGTACCTGATTTGCCGTCTACGCTTGTTGAAATCCTTGTCGGAAATTGCTGTTCCGTCCGAACACGTAATCAGTCGCTTTATACCACGGTCTATGCCCAGAATATCTTCGTTTATCAAGTCTAGTTCCGGTGTCTCGAAATGAACTGTCAGCCAGAACTTGCCGTCTCGGTAGAATATGCTGCAGTTCTTCGCATTGTAATTGTCAAACATGTACTGAATAAGCGGATATGTATCGAATGTACATTGTACTCTATTGAAACCGGGAACGGTGATATTTACTGAATGGTCGGTCAATTTGCTGTAAAGACGCTTGTCCAATATCATCGACAGATTTTGCTTCTTCGGTGGGTTGAAATCTTTATTGCTCTGAATGCAAGTATTCCAGTTAGCCACTACTTCCTGGATAACCTTGCAGACCATCTGGCTGCTGAGCGTAGGATATTGCTTCCTGATATCGTAGTAGAAATTGTAATGCACGTCATAACGGGATATCGGGTGTTCCCTGAACCCGGTCGTTTCCAACAAGGCAGATACATATCCGTAGCAGTCCGCCTCTGTCTTGAGGCAGTCTAGCATAGCCTGTTTGGTCTCCTTGGACGGAAAGTTCAGCTTGACGTTGTAGCTCAGCATAAAAATAAAACCCTCGGTATATGCCTATTGTGGTTGGCGGTCACATGCCGAGGACCAAAATTCCTGTTACGTAGATGCAAGGCCAACCACGAACTCGCATTACATATCCTAAAGATAATAAACTGGTTTTAGTATGTCAAGAAAATTTATAAGGAGAGCGTAATTCTTCTCACACACTAAAGATGGGAGAGTTTCCTTGCGCTAGTTTTTATGAAGCCTACACTTATCTACGACGCGACTTGCCCCCTGTGCACCAACTACAAGCGCTTCATCGAGAAGCGCCTGCAGGACAGGCTCGACTACGAGCCGGCAGCACCCGACCAGAAGGACGTGCACTACCGCACGGCCACCGGGCAGCTGTTCGAGGGAGTGCGGGCCGTGGAGAGGCTTACGGCCGACTTCCCGGAAATCCGCGACCTCAACGCTCTGCTCCCGCAGAGGCTGAAGGACATGGGCGTGAACATCCCCGGGAAGATTCCGACTTCCGGCGTGAAAGCCATATACAAGGTCAGCGGGGCGGTAAGGAAGACCTACCAGACAATCCGCAAGGGCTGCAACTGCGGCGGCGGGAAACGGAAATAACGAAGCAAAAACTGAACGTAAAAGGCCGGGACATCGTCCCGGCCTTGCTTTTTTTGAAGGAGACTCTCTTAGCCACCGACCTTGATGGCGATTCCGCCTGGGCCCTTCTCCCCGAGGATGTCCATCCAGATGTGGAGGATTCCCTGGGACAGTTCCGTCTTGAATGACTCCTGGTCGACCGGGCGCGGGAAGTAGAACGAGTACCTGAAGTTCTCCACGAACGGAGGCACCGTGACGAGCGCGTCGAATTCCGGGCGCTTGCCCTTGTTGCCCTTGCCCTTCACCTTCGGGGCCATCATCTCGGACTTGAGCTTCCTGGTGCCCGTGATTACGAGGTTCATGTTCACGTAGGAAACCCCGATGTCTTCCTCGGGTACTCCCGGGAGGTCCATGAAGAAATGGTACTGGCCGTTCGAGACAATCATCTCGGAGTACGGCTCGCCGTAGTTGACGGGTGCCCGCTGGATTGCCGGGTTGGACTGCTTCGTCTGTTGCTGCTGTCCCTGCTGTCCCTGCTGCTGTTGCTGGTAGTACATCTGCTGTTGCTGGTAGAACGCCTGCTGCTGTTGCGGGTCGTAGACGGGCTGCTGCGGCTGCTGCGGTTGCTGCGGCTGGTTCCACTGCTGTTGCTGTTCCCACTGTTGCTGCTGTTCCCACTGCTGGTGTTCCCACTGTTGCTGCTGTGCCAGCTGGCGCTGCGCGGCCATCTGCTGCTGGCGCATCTGCTGCCCGCCGATTCTGCGCGGTCCCTGCGGGGCCTGCCTGCGTCCCCTCTGGCCGGTCATGACCTGGCCGGGAATCGGGTTCGCCGCGTTGATTCTGGCCACCTCCCTCATGGTGGCGTCGTTGAGCCTGTCCGGGTTCCCACCGCCCTTGATTTCCTGGGGCATCTGGGGGTTATCGCTGTAGAGCACGGTAGGCTCGGCATCGTAGTCGCTGTAATATCCGTTCATGTCTTCCTCGTTTTCCTTTTCATCTCCGTCCAGGTTCCAGCCGGAGTCTTCTATGTCCTCTCCGAGGACGAATTCCTTGATTTTTCTGAAGAGCCCCACATCAGTACACTCCTTCGGCGAAGTCGTCGAACGCGTGCGATTCCCGTAGCTTGGCGAGAGCCCTGGCCTTGGCCCGCCTTGCCCAGTCCTTGCTGCTCCCGATTTCGGCCGCCGCATCGTCTAAACTAGTCTCTTCTCCGTCGAGACCGTACAGGTGGCGCAACAATTTGCTCTCTTCCAGCGTGAGCGTGCCGTTCAGCTGCTCGTCGAGCTTCTCCCGGAGCAGCTCGTGGGCGTGCCCGTAGTCGGGCATCATCTCCTTGTCTTCGTCCGGTATGGTGTCGCCGACCGTGAGGGAGTCCCCGTCGGAGTCGGCGTCGCTGTCGACCAGCGGGGTGTACATGGAGAACGTGTGCATCATGGACGCCTCGGCCTCCTTGCCGTACCTGATGGCCTCTATGTCCTCCCCCTTCTTGAGGGCCTTGAGGACCTTCTTCCTGAGCCTCACGGGCACGCGCACGAGGTCGTTCTCCTGCACGCTGCCGCCCATCCTGGTGCGGAGATACCAGACAGCGTAGGAGCCGAACTTGACGCCCGTTGTCCAGTCGTACCGGTAGAACGCGTCCAGCAGGCCGAGCTTTCCGTCGGCGTAGAAGTCAGACACGGGAATCCCGGTAATCTTGCTGTAGTCGATGGCGAACTTCAGGGCGAACCTGAGGTTCGACTGGATGACCTTGAGCTTCGCGGCCTCCTTGACAGCCGGCGAGCTCTTCGCGCTGTGGTAAATCTTGAAGCACGCCGTCTCGGCGTCCTTCCCTATGATTTCGTATGACGAAGTTTCCTTCAGTAGGAGTTCCAGTTCTCCCGATTCAATGCATTTAGCCATGGTAGCCTACCTACCCACTATATGTTGACATTAATATAACACTTTATCAACAGGTTGTCAACAGTTTCTTAAGAAAAAATATATAAACTGCAGTTTATCATGCAACAAGAAGACGAAATACACGGAATACTGCCGAATCTGGACCAGGCGAAGTTCATAGAGCTCGCCAACAGGGCCAAGGATAAGCTCTGCAGGCGCTCGCCGGACCCGGTGTCGCTCATAGGGTACAACGGCCCCGGAAGGGCCTACCGGGACTACGTGGTGTCCATCCGGGCAAGCAAGGACGGGAAGAAGTTCGAGGTCTACAGGAACAGGGACGGCGTCCTGGTGCTCGCCATGGACGGGACCGACGTCAGGGCAATCAACTACGAGTACATATTCATCGACCGGCACCTACGGTCGAAACTGGGGGAACCTCTGGATGGCTAAGGAATGCGGGGTTGAGGTAGACGGCACCGTGGCCGAGGCACGGGGAAACGGGTTCTTCCTGGTAAGGCTGGACAACGACTTCGAGGTCCTGGCCAGGCCGTGCGGGAAGATGACCAGGTGCAACATCAAGGTGACCGTCGACGACAGGGTGAGAGTCGAGATAGGACCGTACGACCTGGGCAGGGGAAGGATAAAGTTCAGGTACAAATAGAAAAAGGCCGGATTGCTCCGGCCTTCCGTGTTCTAGGAGGAAATCCTACTTCTTGGCCTTCTTGGCCTTCTTGGTCTTCTTTGCCGGCTTCTTCTTGGAAGGGGCCTTCTTCTTTGCCGGCTTCTTGGCCTTGGTGGTCTTCTTGGATGCCTTCTTTTCGGCACCGACCGTGCCTACGACAATCACTTCCGCGTTGTCGGTGGACATCGCCGGCTTCTTCTCGTAGCCCATGTAACGGACTGGTTCAGCCTTGGCGGCGGGAATCGTGGCCTTGAGCTCGGCGAGCTTGGAGCGGTAGCGCTTGAGCGTGGCGTCACCGGACTCGGGCAGCTTGGCGACCTTGAGCACGTCGACCCTGCGAGCAATCTTGCGTTCCAGAATCTTCACGACTTCTTCCGGCGTGGCACCGAGCTTCACGGCGTCCTTCTTCGGGGCGGCCTTCGGTTCGGCCTTGACTGCCTTGGCCGGAGCCTTGCGCCTTGCCTTGGTGGCCGGGATTTCCACGACGACGGTGTCCTTGCCGAGCTTCTCCTCGAAGGCGAGGTTCTTCACGACGGACTCCCCGGCGGCGTCGTAGCCGAACCCGGTGGCTTCCTGGGTGTTGGACGTGTCGACGGCGGCGAAGATTTCGGTCTTCTTGTCGTCGCCGCTTTCTTCCGTTTCGGGCTTGCCGGATTCCTCGGGCTTGATTTCAGGGTAGTCTTCCTCGAAAGCCTTGGCCACGACTGCGCGGCGGCGGTTGAAGAGGATAAGGAAACCGGCGACGAACAGCACAACGATGACGACTGCCAGTACTTCGATTAACATAGTTGAATCTCCTTATAAGGTTTCTGCATGAAAAACTATATCAATCGGAGTATAACAAAACAACCATATATTAAAAATGCAAGCCAAATAGAGAAAAATTATATACATTTAACAGCAACTGATTAATTAAACGTGTCAAATGCGTAATGTAGAACGAAACGTCTATGCATGCAGCTACTCGTTGCCCTTCAGGGGCAACGAGGTGCTCCTATGCGCGATGCACAAGGCGAAGTCCCTCTACAACGCGGCACTGTGGTACTACAGGCAGGCTCTCAACGAGCATCACAGGGCCAAGGAGGAAGACCGGGACCCGCTCACCGAGTACCCAGACTACTACAAGATGGAAAGGAAGTTCCGCGGCGAAAGGCAGATTAACTACTTTGACCTCCCGCAGAAGGTAAGCCAGCAGGTGCTCCGCGACGTCCAGTCGGACTGGACGTCTTACGTAACCCATGTGGTAAAGAACAAGTCGTATACCGTAGGAAGCCCGGAACGGCATGAGCAGATAACCCCGCCGAAGTACAAATACAAGGAAGGCTATGCACGTCTGCGGTACACCAAGCAGGCGATTTCGTTCGCTAAATATCCTGGAAAGGTAACCCCCAGCGGAATTGACGTAGGGCTTACCATCCCGCCTTTCATAGACCCGAAGCGGATACGGCAGTTAATTATAGAGCCGGATGGAGCCGACTACATCCGAGTAACGTTCATATACAAGGTCGACCTGTGTGACATGCTGGTTGACAACGGGCGCGTCATGGGCATCGACCTTGGTGTCAACAACCTGGCGACATGCGGGACGAACTTCGGTCGCGGAATTATTGTCAACGGCAGGCCGTTGAAGTCAATCAACCAGTTCTTCAACAAGAGACTGGCCGCGATGCGGTCGGAAAACGACACATTACTCAAGAAGGAACTCAAGCGGAAAGTCCAGACACAGAGGCATTGGACTACCAGGAATATCGAGAGGCTGTTCAGGAAACGAAAGTACAAGATACGGGACTACCTGCACAAGGCTGCACGTCGTATATTCGACTTCGTAGCGGAAGGCGGCATCACCACTATAGTGGTCGGAAAGAATGTAGGCTGGAAGCAAGAGTGCGACATGCGGACAAAGGATACCCAGAACTTCGTACAGATTCCCCACGCCAGGTTCATCGACATGCTGTCATACAAGGCAAGGGAACGCGGAATAGCGTTCCTGACCGTCGAGGAATCGTATACTTCCAAGTGCTCGTTCGTCGACGGCGAGGAGATGTGTCATCACGAGAAGTATCTCGGCAGAAGACTCAAGAGAGGACTGTTCAGGACTTTGAATGGTATCCTCGTCAATGCCGACCTGAACGGTGCCCTCAATATCATAAGAAAAGCAATCCCCAACGCTTTCGCAGAGGGGATAGAGGCGGTTATAGTTCCGCCACTACGTGCTACTGTCGCGTAAGAAACCACTTTCTTCATTTTTCATTGAAATTGGAAACTATAAACTCATTGACATGGCGAAGAAAACTAAAAAATCATTCCCCTATAGCGAAACGGCAGTCGAACTCACGGCGGTGCCGGAAGACACCAGGCCGGCACAGGCAGTCCCGGCCCCCAAGCCGGCACCGGCTCCCAAGCCGCAGGTCCCGGTCACCAAGAAGCGAATCAGGGTACGAAAAAAGGCGACGAAGCATCTCTCCGTCGCCGTGCTGTGCGCGAATCCCCAGACCAGGAGGTTCATCTAGGGTGCTTCGTACACGATAGGCTCCACGTCGCCATCATCTTCATCGCCCTCGTCTTCCACGGGGGCGTTTCCAATTGTGAATGACTCGCACTCGTCGACGAGAATCTTGAACGGCTTCGGGACCATCTTGCCCTTGTCGTTCTCCTCCTTCTCGTTAAGGAACATGGTGCTGAATGCGTTGTCCTGTTCTTCGCCGTTCTTTACGAAGGTGAAGACCATCTCGCGGTCGCCGTTCTTGACGGAGATTGCGAGCTCGACGAGCTTTACCTTCATCTGCATCCCCGACTCGTCCGTGTAGAGGTTATGGCCGAAGTCCATGTCGAGATAGATACCGAAGTCGCCCATCGGGATGGTAATCTTCCATGGCACCTGGGCACTGGGGACCTTCTCGGCGAAATTGGCGAGTTCCGGGATGTTGCCGGCGGATGCCCACTTGGCAAATGCGCGGGTGATGCCGTCGATTTCGCCGTCGTTCCCGTTGCCGAAGGTCTTGACCTGGAACTTGCGGATTTGCTGGTTGGGGGTGAGGAACTTTGTCAGACCACCCATAAAGTCTAGTGAAAGCTTTCCTTCTTTGGATTTCATGATTTTCTCCGGTAGAATTTTCCTTTGCCAAATATAGCAAAAAATCATAAACTACGGCAAACGAGGTTTACCAGTATGAACAACGCAATTCTACGTTTTGCCAAGCAGCTCACCCAGTACGACCCAATCCTCCAGGCCAGGGTGGAAGGGCTGTACCACAAGATTTTCGAAGGTGCCGGCACCATCGCCGCGCTCGACAACCTGAAGAGCCAGGTCGGCGACAACACCCTCGAGACCGAAGGCGACGGCGTGTTCGGCCTTAGCAACGCGGCAGGCTTCGACGATTCCCCCGTGCCCAACGCGGACATGGACCAGGCAATCGACGACGGCATCGAGGCGGGCAACTTCGACGACTTCGGCACCGCAATCTCCCAGGAATCCGCCCCGACCGAGGACGACTTCGGCATCGGCGACGAGGGTCCCGCGGACGACGGCCTCGACCTCTTCGGCGACGACACCGGGTCATCCGGCGACCTCGGCCTGGACGGCCTCGACGACGAGATTCCGGACGAGGGCGACGACACGCTCGCACCGGAGGGCTCCACGGAAGATACGGGGGATACTGGCCTTGGCGAGAAAGGTGGCGATTCCAGCTTGCCGGATGGCGAATTCGACCTCGGGATTTAACTTACAGGTACATGAATGTGCAATAGCAGAGAAACAAGACGGGACGACAGCACTCGGTTTGTCGTCATGGGAACCGGTATGGACAACGTAACGCCTATAGCTGACTGCGAGTCGCTGACACAGGCGGAGGGCTACGTGAAGCAGATGGCAGAGACATACAAGTCCATCGGGCTGAACCTCACGATAAGCGAAGTGCAGACCTATCCGTACGATTGAAAATAGCCGGCTTTGACGCCGGCTTTTCTTTTAGTTTGGATTGATGGTGACGTTCAGTTTCGAACGTTCCCTCTTGTCCTTTCTCCGTTCGGCCTTGGCAACGTCGTTGGCGACCTTGCGGGCCTCCTTCTCCCTGACGCGCAGCTTCTTCAGGACGGCCTTGCGGACTTCCTTGTTGTACTCGCGCTTGGCGTCGGACACGTTACCCTCGCGGACGAACTTGTCCAGGTCGCCGATGACGCGACCGACCTTGATTTCTTCGTCGTTCAAGGTGTTCAACGCGGTAAGCCTTGCGGTGGACTGTTCACGGATGTTCTTGACCTTCTCGTCGATGCGGTCCCATACGCCGTAGAGCGAGGCGTACTTGTCGGTAATGTACCTGAGCAGGGCTGTCGACGACATGGGCAGCTGGTTGACCTGTCCTTCCGGAATCCAGCGGTCAGCCTTCCATGCCTTCCCTTCCACGAATACCGGGACGATGGTGAAACGACCGTCGGCACCGATGCGGACCAGCGTCATGTGCTCGGCATTTGCCGCCCACGCGATGCACTTCCTGCGGTTCACGCCGTTGTCGTTGAATCCAAGACTTACAGTTTCCGGACACTGGAACACGACGCCCCAGTAGTAGCCGTCGGTATCCTTGGGAGTGACCTCGCCGAGCTTGGAAACGTAGATGTACCCGTTACGACGGCCACCGACTTCTTCCGGCTTCGAGTCGGTAGAAATCTTCCAGAACGCGTTGAGGTTCGGCGAGCCGTGGTACACCTGCTCGGTGACTATCTGGCGTGCTTCGACCTCGGACTGCATCATGTCGATGTACCAGCAGTCATCGTCCTCGGCCTTCGGGTTGTCAGTCCTGTAGAACAGGTTCAAAGTACCGTTGACGAAATCAAGCCACGCCTTGTCGGTGTCGTTCTGGAAGTCGTACTTCTCGAACCACTCCTGGTACTTCTCCTGGGCTTCCGTGGGAAGCTCGACCACGCGGAACATGTTGCGGAACTGGTAAGGGGTGTAGCCGTAATCCTGGCACTTCTTCATAATCCAGAAATCGAGGATGATGTCCTTGTGACTCTTCCACGTAATGCCGTCGTTGATGTAGTTGATAAGACGGATGCCTGCGATTTTACGAGCTTTCATCTGATTACCTGCGTTAATCCAAAGTTTATACCGGGAACTCCCGGGCGGCCCCCATATAAACTACTTGCAAATGCATTTTAAGGATATCCACCTATGAGTATCGACATGTACGATTTGCCTACCGAAGCCGAACTCGGTAACATCATCATGGAAGCCAAGAACAAGGAAAAGGGTAAGTCTGCCGACCTCGAGTCGGATACCTACTTCCAGTTCTGGTCGCCGAAGGGCCCCCAGTCAGCCGTGAAACTCGGCGACAAGACCGGCGTCGTGAAGCCGAAGGTCGACTTCAACCCCGGCGAGGTCCGCATGGACAAGGTCTGGGAAGACTTCCTGGCCGGCAAGCGCGCACGCGACAAGAAGAACGCCAAGCCCGTCACCGAGGTGGACAACTTCGGTAGCGTCGTGCTCGACTCCTTCGCACAGAAGCCGGACCCGAAGAAGCTCGTCGGCTCGGTGAAGGCCCTCAAGAGGGTCGCCACCAAGGAAATGAGCGGCAAGGTCTCCAGCAAGACCGAACAGCTCGGGGTCGCCGAGTTCGTGACCGCATCCAAGGCAGCAAGCCCGGACAAGGGCAAGCTCGTCGGCATCGTGAAGCCGAAGGAAGCAATGGGCAAGCAGAGGATTCCTGACCTCATCGACACCAGCAAGAAGGTGAACGACGTGAGCGGCACCGTGACCACCGTCAAGACATTCGACGGCAAGCTCCAGGCCACACCGAACAACGTCGTGGTGAAGTCCGAGGCCGCGAAGCCGGGCAAGGGCGACCACACCGGCATCGTCAAGCCGAAGGCCGCCATGGGCAAGCAGAAGCTCCCGGGAATCTTCAACGTATCCAAGCCGAAGGTTAACGACGTGAGCGGCACGGTCACCACGGTCAAGACGTTCGACGGCAAGCTCAAGGCCACGCCGAACAACGTAGAGGTGCAGTCCAACGCCGCCAAGCCGGGCAAGGGAGACCACACCGGCATCGTGAGCCCGAAATCCGCGATGAAGGAAGGCAAGAAGGTCTTCAAGCCTATCGACGGGTTCAAGGGGTAGCCGATGGCTAACCTCCGTCCCACGACAAGGGAAACCGTGCGTATAATGCGCAAGGCCCCGGTGCCGGTGCACCAGGGCTTCTGGCGCTGTACCGTCGGCCCTCTCCCGGTGTCGTGGCACGACGAGGCGGGAGACGCCGTGGACACGCCTAAGCCGCACACCGCCCCGGTACCGGAGATGATTAACGCCTTAATCAAGACGTACATCTGCAACGGCCTCACCGAGTCGTTCGAGTTCGAATACCACTACAAGTTCCGTACCAGGATTCCTACCCAGGAAGACAACCAGTACGACGGCGCGTTGACCATAACGATGCTCGCCGACCAGGGATACGAGAACTGGTGGGGGCTCCACAGGTACATGGACACGGTGATGAGCGGCATCACCGGGGGATTCCCGGTGCTCGACATGAACCACCGCGTATTTGGCTTGGATGGACGCTACCGCAACAGGCTCACGTTCATCCCGTACATCGACATCCACTGCGCGGACGACAACTCGCAGGAGAGGATGATTGTGCGATTCAAGCGCTGCAGGATTACGAACCTGTCGGACCTGCAGCCGAACCCGGGCTCGGTCGACCCGGTGCCCTTCAACATCAGCGTGCTGTACGAGCTGAAGGACATCATCCGCCTTCCTGACCCGAACAGCTACATGAGCGCGATATGCGTGAGCACGAGCTCGAACGCTTACGACAACGTAAACACTTAAGGTAACCGAATGGCAAAGGTAGAAGTAGAGAAGGGTATCCGAATTGCCGGCGACTGGCGCTCCGGCGCACAGGCCGTCAACATGATGGGCAGCGGATACAAGGACACCCAGGCGGCCGCGGACGCGCACCTGGGAATTCTCGACTACTACATGCCGAAGTTCTACCAGCTTGCCCGCGGGCACGTGGTGAACAAGTACCATGTCGGCTTCTACGGCCCCTACGTGGACGAGGCGCTCCGCGTGATGGACCAGAACTCCTTCGCCGACAAGTACGACCTTGGAAGGAAGAAGCCCTTCCCGGGAACCAACGACAACTTCCGCAAGAGCATCTTCGACAAGTGGCTCGAGATGTGCTACGAGCCGAAGAGCGGCGTACTGAACATGTTCTGGGCGGCCAAGTCCGTCAACATCGCGACCCCGACGGCCACCGTCTCCAAGGCGATGATGGACACGACCAAGCAGATTCACTACCCCGTCGTCACCGGCATCAACTGCGACAACACGATGGCCATAGAGGTCACCGACGACCCGTACCTCATGTGGTACAACTTCTTCAACGCACTGTTCAACGTGCAGTTCTCCCCGCTGCTTTTCAAGCCGAGGAGCACCCTCCAGAAAATCAACGTGATGGTCGAGCTGCTGACCGAGGGCCTTACCGAGGGCAACTCCCGCAAGTCGATAGAGGAGCGCGAGAAGAACCCCTGCATGACCGACCTCGTAATCGGCCAGATGTTCGAGTTCAACTCCTGCATCACCCTGCAGGCCCCGACAATCAACGTCAACTACGAGAGCTCGTCCCCGTACACCTTCCAGGTGCAGCTGAAGTACCCGAACGCGTACCAGGGCACCTTCAAGGACCAGATGCGCTACCTCCGCGACAACACCACCCGCGGCATCGACCCGAGCAAGTCGGCCGAGTACGAGAACACCGGCTGCCAGACCACCCTGACCAATGTCGACTGGTGCCCGTACGGCGACTACAACATCGGCTTCTACGAGGTGGACCACGGCACGTGGCAGGCCGCCTACAACAACGCGACCTTCGAGGCGTACCAGCCGAAGATGTACCAGAAGTACATAAACAGCGGAGCCGCGGCAAAGGAGCTCCGCGGCCAGTTCAAGTACAACATGCACGGACAGCGCAGGAGCTAGTCCGTTATGTCGTCGAGCGTGACCGGGTTGGCCACGGTATATTTCCTGAGATTATCAACCTGGGCTTCGAGGGTTTCCTTGAAGCCCTTTCCGTATTCGGGCTCGGGCCTGGGATGGTCCATATGCTTTACCGCGTTCGCCCCCATCGGGAGGTATGCCATCGTTATCCTGAATGCCCAGGCCAAGTAGGCAAGGTATGAATCCTCGCCGCCCCAATGGCCGTCAAAGGCCGGATGGAACACCCTGTCCTCTCCGCAAATTCGACGCATGGCCCTGCGCATTATCCTTATGGCCGGCGCATTCATGCACAGGTTGCATGACCAGGTGGCGAGGCAGTTCCTTACCCAGCTGACGTTCTGCACGATGCTGCCGCGTGAGGAGAACAGGTGCCAGTTGCCCGCGTCGCCCAGTTCCCTCGGGTCCTTCCATCCCAGCCTCGACTCCAGCCGGCGGCCGATGGAAATCACCGGGAATCCACGGGATACGGCCGCGGCGTGCGCCGACACGATGTCCCGTTGCGGTATGCAGTCCTCGTCGACCGTCAGCACTGCGTCCGCACCTTCGGACAGCGCGTAGTCTATGCCGATGTCGCGGCAGTATCCCGCCATGAAACCCTCACCTACCCTGCTGTCGAGGACGACGTCGGCACCCGGACACTCGACAGAGCATCGGTCCCGGACCACGACGATGCGCGTATCCTGGCGCTTCAGCTCCGCGACGACCTGCGCGACGTGCTCGCCTCTCCTGCAGGGAATTACGGTGTAGAACATGCTATGCCTTTATCAGCGTCTCGACTCTCTGGCCGAGGTCCAGCTTCTTGTCGCCGTAACGTTCCACCAGCGCGCAGTACTGGCTGTGCAGCTTGATGTTGGTCTTGGTCGACGGTATTTCGGAAATGAATTCGTCGTACAGGGTGTTGACCGGCTCCGCCATGAACTTCTTGCACTCGCCGTCGAACGACGACACTGCCCAGCAGGAGTTGAGCGGGGTGTAGTAGAGCCCTTCCCGGGAGTACCTGATTTCCTGCGGGAGCTTCTCGGGGACGCACCACATCCTGGTACGGTCGAACTTTCCAGCGATGTAGTCCAGGTACTGGTCGACACGGTTGTCCATGATGATGACCTTGCCATCCACGGTGCGGTCCGTGATGTACTTCTTGGCGGTCTCCTGGTCGGCGAGCCTGACCGTGATACCGAAGATGTTAGTGAGCGCGGCACAAATCTCGTGGTAGGTGTGGTTGGTCGGCCTGTAGTAGTACTCGTTGTAGGAATCGTTGGCGAGCTCGGTAAGCGGGAACTCGTAGTCGAACCCGAACATGGTAAGGTGGGACAGCTGCGTCCCCCTCCAGCGCGTGGTCTGCATCGCCTTGCAGAACGTCTCGGCGAACGCGGCCGGCATCCCGGACTTCATGGCCGTGACGAGCTTGGACGGGGCGTTGGCCTTGTTGGACAGCACGGACTGTATTTCCGGCTTCTCGAATGCCTCAACGCACGCCTTCCATTCCCCGTCGTCACAGAACGACTTCTTGGACAGCGGGAACTGTATCACGCCGTTGGTGGTGTTCTTGATTGCCACGCGGTCGTACGGGATGTAGAAGAACCTCGGGTTTGCGTACTGCTTGTACTCGAGGAGTCCCGGGAGGAGCACGTCTAGCACTTCCTTGTACCTTGCGGAAATGAGGTCCCCGTAGTCATCCAGGGGCTTGCCCACATCAGCCGTGGCAAGGAATTCCACCTCGTAACCCTGCGAGGAGACGCTTACCGCCTCCATAATTGCGTCCATCGTGTATCCGATGATGTATACCTTTTCTCTCATAGTAGTGTTGAATCCTTCTGGATGAATGGCAGGATGTACTTGTCCAGCCAAGGTTCGTTGGGAAACTCGAACAGCATGTCTATGACCTTGCCGTCGGCGTCCGTGAATATGTTGACCGGCGCGAAGTCCACGTGCATGTCGTCGAGTATGGCGCTCTTGGAGGCCTCGTCGTCGATGACAATCCTGACGCCCCTGGCCGGGTTCTCCAGCAGGCCGTACTTGTTGAACCAGTTGTACATGGTCTCTATTCCGTGCTTGCACACGGGACACTCGTCCTTCGCCTCGTAGAAGGAGAATACCCACATGATGACCCGCTGGCTGCTGGTCGTCTCCCTGTAGGCGTCCTTCCCGTACTCGAGAAGGCGAAGGCTAAGCGGTTTGTATATCCCGTCTATGCGGACCGGGTCGCCACAGCATGGTTTTGCCATCGTCGTTTTCCTCTGGTAGGAAAACTATTCCATATTAGACTGAAATGGAGCCCTTGAACAGCCCGCGGCTGTTCTGCTCGTTGAAAATCATCCAGTTGACCTGGTGACGCCGGCACCACTGCTCGGCAGCTTCCCACTTGGCGAAGTTGGTGGCCACGTCTAGGCTCTTTCGCTGGTACGAGGCCATGCGCCTCTGGAACGAGGCTATCTTCTTGGGGTCCTGGCACCCCGGCGGAAGAGGCTTCGGCGGGCTGGGGACTATGGAATATGCCACGGGCTTGATTTCTATGAGCCATTTCTCGACATGCCCGTCGGCATACTTGATTTCCAGGTAAATGTCAGGCTTGTAAAGGGACTGCTTCATCAGAACCGGGGAGCTGTACGGGATGTCGAACGGCTCGTAGGCCCACTTGATGACATTCTCGTTCCCGTCGCATAATACGCAGAACCGGCGCTCCCAGTCGGACTTGTACTCCACCTCGGTGACACCCTCCTGCATGTACTTCCCGGGGTTCAGTATATGGTAAAACCCCTTCTTGCAGTCGTTGTAATAGTTCTTGCGGCGCTTGCGCGGGGCGGCCCCGGTGGCCTCCAGGCCGGCATCCGATTTTCTCTTCCGTCTAGCCATGCCTATACCGCCGTCGCGTACATCCTGGCGTAGTAGGCCGCGAGGCTCTCGCCCTCGCCCTGCTTCTCCCAGGAAATGTTCTGTATCTTGTCCACGCGCTTCCCGTCGTAGTCGGAATCGACCCAGTAGTTGACCTCGCGGTCCTCCGGCCCCACGGCCGACGGCTCCCTTCTCGTCACGGCGGGGAAGTTCGTCTCATACCCGCCGCCGAAGTCGGCCTTCAGCCCGCCGGCGCTGTCCCGGACTTCCCGGAGCTTCGCCACGGTGCCGTTGCTGAGCTCGTACATGCCCGCGAAACGGAGGTACTGGTACCACTTCTCGACGAAGTAGGTGTCCTCCTCGCAGCCCTGCGCGATGGACACGCCTACGGCACGGATGAGCTCGTCCTCCTGCGTGGAAATCGGTTCCGAGCCGACGTTGATGTCGTTCTCCCGGTCAGGGGAATCGTAGAACTGCGCGGCCATCTTCACGGAGTCGCCTGTAGTCGGGCTATCCTCGTATTCCGCGGTCCTGTAGTCGTCGCGCATCCCCTTGGTGTCGTACGCGATTTTCCCGGTGGCCTCCACGCCGTACGTCACCTTGGCGAACGCCAGGCCGTTCTTGGCGCGGCTGTTTATTGCGCGGAGCCTGTCCAGCAGGTCTCCCCAGAGCGAACCCATCTTCTCGAGCGAGATGTCCTGCTCGTAGGCCGCGTCGGCCCTCATGCAGCAAACGTAGATGTCCGCCTCGAACTCGCGGTTCCAGTAGTCGCCGGTAAGCCTGAAGTCCTCGTTGAACTTCTTGACCTTGTTCTTGATTCGCTCCGACAGCGCGAGGCACGGGTACTCGAGGCACCCAATCCACTGCTTCATGCTGTCCATCATGTTGAGGATGCTCATCGTGTAGACCGTCTTGCCGTTGTCGACCTTCTTGTTGTACACGAGAAGGCAGTCAAGGTGGGAAACCTTGAGCGGGTCGATGAGGAACGTGACGTCCCACTGCTTGCGCAGGAAGTCGGCGTATCCCTTTATCAGCATCCGCAGCGGCTTGATGAACAGGTTGAACAGGCTGATTATCCCAAGGTCTATCGCGTCGAACATGAGCAGCAGGTACTGCCTGATGTAGTCGTTCATTATGGTGGAAAGGCCGACGGTCAGGTTTGCGCCGTCGATGAACCAGAACTTCTCGCGGATGCAGTTCAGCACCTTGTCCGGCTCGTTGGAAATGTTGTTCCCGTCGGAGTCGGTGTCGCAGCAGGTGACGAACGCGAGGAACCGGCAGATGCACGGGCACGCGTTGAGGAACGCCTCGAGGCCGTCCCAGTCGAAACCGAGCCCGACGTTGAGCATGCCGGTGAGGTACTTCTCGAGCATGTTGTACACGTCGAGTATGCAGTTCATCACGGCACCGTTGAGTGACTGCAGGGCTGCCTGCATGCGCTCCCTGGCGGCGTCAATCTTGCCGAAAAGCACGAACGCCGCCTTGGTCAGCACCTCCAGCCAGGCGGTCACGTTGCCGAAGAGAGTAAGCACTACGTTGCATATGGACTTGGTGATGTCGGCGTTCTGGACGAAGTCCGAGATGCCGATTCCGGTAGAAATGGAGTTGAGCTTGCTGACGACATTGTCTATGCCGTTGCCGACAGCCTTGAGCTGCGGGCACACGCTGTACAGCCACTCCAGCAGGTGGTCGGAGCAGTCGTAGTCGTAGAGCTCGGTGGCCTTCGCGGAAACGTACCCGGCGGCGTTCATCACGGCGTCGAGGAAATCCCCCTCGCTACCGCCGCACTCGCTGGAGCGGGTTACCTGCTTCCCGCCTTCGCCGGCGTAAGAGGCCCCGTCAATGACTTCTTCGCATGTCTTCACTGCCATATCAGTATACCCCCTCGAATGCGGACAGGTTCATGTATGCAAGGTTCCTGGTGTCGAGCGGGTTCATCGACTTGAACGCGACCACCTCGATTTCGTCGAGGCTGCCCGCCTTCTTGACGTGGTTGACGATGTCCATCAGCTTGCCTTCCTGGTACTTGTTCAGTTCGCCGTTGCCGTAGAACACCACGGAAACCGCGTCCACGTTCTTCTTGCCCGTCATGTCGGAACCGTATGTGCCGTCGTTCCATGTCTCGGCGCACTGGATGAACCCGAGGTTCTTCGCGGCCGCCTGGTCGGCAAGGGACGAGATGATGTCCGGCTGTCCGTCGCCGAGGCCGACGAGGTAGTGCACGCAGGTCTTGGACTCGGTTGCCGTAACGGAGCCGAGATAGGAGGCGAGCGGGCTTCCCCCGGTGGTACCGATGATTATCCTCTTGTTGGTCTTGCTTGTACGCCGCTTGCTTGCCGGGGATTCCATGAACGGGACCGTGTATGTCCCGTTGAGGCCGTCGAGCTGCCTGGTATCCTGGCCGTCGGCCTCGGAATCCTGCACGCTCTTGACCACGGTCTCGGTACCGCTACCGTTGCCGCGCAGTGCGTCCACGGTGGCCTTGGAAATGTGCGGGACCCTCAGGTACTCGGAGCCGGAGCGCACCCCGTTGCTCGGGCTGCCTACGGGCCTGCAGGTGAAGATGTCTATGGTCGCCTCGGTCAGGACGGATACCGACGAGGAGCCCTCCTCCTCGGACGCGTTGGACGAGTCCACCGTGATTTCCCCGGCCTCGTTCCAGGTAATCCCGGAGTTGTTCCCGGGATTCCTTATGTCGGACACGTGGGTCCTCCGGTTGTGCGTGTATAGGTAGTCGCTCTCTCCAAGGTTGAGCACGGCGATATCCGGGTATTCCCCCACGAAGTTCTCCGGGAGGAAGTGCTTCGTCTGCGACACGCCGTAGTACATGCCCTGGTTGATGTCCCCGTCAAGGAAGCGCACCATCAGCCACTGCCCCTTCTGCGGGACCTGCTGCATGCCGGTAGTGAGCTGCGGGGCGAACCACGGCTGGAACTTGTCCTCCCACAGGTCGGTGACACCGCTTACCCTTGCCTGCACGCACCCGACCCGGTTAGGGTCAACGGAAGAGCCGACGACCTGCGCGTAGTAGTACGGGAACGTAAGCCTGCCCATCGGCACGGCCGACGCCGGGTTGAGCGAGTTCAGCACTTCGTCGTAGTTTGGAAGTTCAGTCGTCATTTCTTGGTCTCCTTAGCCAGCGCCCTCGTGATTGCCGACGCGAGCTCGGTCACCTGCTTGTAGTCGGCGCTTTTCGCCCCGTCGTACCCGGCGTTGGATACCATGGTAATCTCGGTCACCAGGTCCGACGTGTTTGCCGGGCGTTCCCTGCCGAGCAGGCCGGTGTTCACCGTGGCGGCCTTCATAATCTTCTTGCCCAGCACGATGTACTTGGCGGTGTAGTTCTCGTCGGGGAGGAAGTCCCCGTTCTTCAGCTTCGGCGACGCGGCGTAGAAGTACACGCAGGAACCCACGGCGGGCCCCGGGTGGTTGTATATGCGGAGCGTCACCATCTTGGAATATTCTGCCATCATGTACTGGCGGACATGCGGGGCTATGGCGTATGTCTTGTGGGTGTTCGCCGGGAAGGGCTTCACCATCTTCTGCGGCCCGTAGGTCTCCGATTCGATGAACTGCTCGTTTGCGCCCATGGAGCCGATTACCGCCTTCCAGCAGTCCTTGCTGCAGGTGCCGCTGTCCTTGGCGCTGCCGGATGCAGTGCTGTCTATCACCAGGTTCGGCGAGCGGGCCTCCCTGGTCTCGCCGTTGAGGTCAGACGGGGAGTACCCGGAATAGTACCATATGTTCGTGTCGGTTCCCTTGACGTTGTGCGTGGCCGAATTGGTGGTGGTGACAGCATCCGACGTGTACATGAAGAAATTCTTGTGCTTGGAAGCCTTGGATACGTTGAAAGTGCCCATCCTGAAGGTGAGCGCGGAATCGTCGTATACCCAGTACAGCAGGTCTCCCGGGAGGGACGAGCGTACGATTACGTTGAGGAGGTGTTCCGGGAGGGTCCCGGCCACGAAGCGCCAAATCATGTTGTCGCTGACCCCGGTGGAGCCCTTTGCGGGAGACACGTCGTCGATAATTTCGATTTCCTGTGCAGCGAACAGCTTGTTCACGGCGTCGACGCTTGTACCTTCCAGAGCGATGGACTCCATGACACTCTGCAGCTTCTCGTGCCCGAGGGTGAACTCGAGGTCGAGACTGACTACTTCCTGCGAGATGTTGTTCCGGACGAGGGAATTCACGTAGATTGGCAGCTCCATCACCTTTCCGCCGGAAAGCAGACCGTCCACGAACAGCTTGCCGTAACTTCCGCTGCTCGGGTTGCCGACGACCCCGGCGTCGCACACAATCTTGGTGCGTCCTGCCGGCAGCCCGTTCATGGGCACGATGAACTCGAACGCGTGCAGGGAAGCGTCGTTGTACACGACCAGTTCCTTGCTGGAGTCGTTGCCGGCCTTCACCAGGCCGATGCTGACCGAATACCGTTCACCTACCTTGGACTTTCCCATCAGTCTTCCTCGTCTTCCTCTTCATTGAGCGTATTGTATCGCTCGAGCCATGCCACTGCGGTGCTCGGCGTCGGCACGAACATAATCCTCTCCGGGGTCACGTCCGTGATGTTGCCGGCGACCATGTTGCCGTAGGCGAGCCAGTCCATGTCGCCAAGGACACGTTCCTCGTCTATCCTGTCGGCGGCTGCCTTCGCCTTGGACGGCTTCACCCCGCGTAAAACTAGCTCATTTTCGAGAGCCTCCGTCGCCGGACGGATGCCAGGCCGGGTGGTGAACGCGTCGACTATGCCGTTTGCAGCGGCGATGGCCTTGTAGGCCTTTGGCTCGCCGTACTTGTCCTTTACGATTAGGTCGAGACGGCCGGCGATGTAGGACGGCACGGTGAACGTGTCCGCGTAGGAAAAACTGTGTGCCCTCATGCGAGGGAATGCTTCCTTTGCCATTACTTGCTACCTCCCTTCTCCGATACCGCGTTGGTGTAACCGATGTTGAACACGTCGTCGCCGAGCCAGCGGACGAAGCCCTTGTTCGGGTCAGGAATCATCCACATGTCGAAACTGATGTCCGCGTTGACGAACAGCGGGATGTTCGTCCCGTCGGTGGTCATGAACTGCTCCTTGCTGCCGGAAATCTTGATGCCGGTAATAACAAGGGGCTCGATGTCGAGAATATGGCCCATGGTAAGGCGGACAGGCATCGGGGCGACAGTCAGCGCGCCGCCGAAGAAGGCGTTGAGGTCGATTGCCCCGTTGATGACGCTGTCCAGTGTCACGCCGGTCATATCGCCGATGGTGTCTACCGCTCCGGCCATCAGGTGGGCACCGTTGCTGAGCAGGTTGCCGGCCAACCCGTTCGGTCCCTCGGTCTGGTTGAAACTTTCAATCTGCTGGCTCATCGCCCGGAAAGCATCGGCTACCTTCTTCGCGTAGTCGTTGCGGGAATTCAGGTCGAAGTTCCTCACGTAGGCCATCTTCATCAGGCGGGTGATGGACACCCGTGCCTGGGCCTCCTGCTCCGGCATGTACCAGCTGCACTTCACCGTCTTGTTGAAGGCGAACGACGCCTTGCTGAAGCTCTTCATCGTGCAGGAACCGGTGCTGGTGTTGTCCATGCCCATGGCGCCGACAAGCTTGTTTGCCACCTTGGAAACGCCTGAAACCGCGCCGGCTGCCTTGCCGACCGCACCGCCTATGAGAGGAATCTTTCCCGCGCTCTGGGCTATCGAGTCCAGCATGCTAGAACTGTCCTGTTCCCAGTTGGCGTTGATGTCGAAGCCGATGCCACCGTTTTCTTCCGGGTCGAAGAACCCGTAGAACGGCAGCGTGGCGTCAGGAGTCATGATTGAATTGGCCAGCTGCTGCCGGAAACCCTCCATCATGCTGTGGAACTGTCCGAGGTACCTCGCCTTTGCAATAGGGGACAGTATCTCGATACGGACGACGTTGGGCAGCGGCAGGCTGTCCGAATGGTAGTGCCTACCTCCCTGGCCGTTCACGCCCGGGGTGTTCTCGTGCTTCGGGAACGGCTTGTACCTGACTATTTTAGACTTCTCCGCCATGCCTTATTTCCTTCCATTGAGACTCTGGTCAATCTGCTTGCCCTGAATCTTAGCGTTTTCCTCGTTCTGCCTCTGTACGTCGATGTCGAGCAGCGCCCGCTTCATCGCGTTGAACATGGTCTCCTCCTGCCGCTTCGCCTGCTCCTCGGCCGTCTCGGTATTCTCGGTATCAACCTTGGACCCCGGCGTCTGCGCCGTGGCTTCCTGGCCGGATTCCTGGAGATTCCCCATGGCAAGTTTCGCGGCATTTTTGCGCTCCGCCTGTTCCTTGTCATACTCGGACTTAAACTTATTCATCTCCTCGACGTTATTGATGTCGACACCGGCCTTCTTGGCTGCGTCCCTCAACGAACCATACTTTTTGAGCTCTTCCTGTCGCTTCTTTTCGGCAGCGGCGGCTTTCTCCTGTGCCTTCTTGCGGTCCGATTTACCGAATAAGCCACCAAACAGAGTATCCTTGACGAAACTGCCGGCAGAATCAGCCCAGGATTCCTCGCTTTCATGCAGTTCCTGGTCAGCAGTATTGGATTCCTGGGTAGCGGAAAGCATGTCGTCGTTGACACCGTTCTTACGTTTCTCGAGGTTGGCGTTGTTCTGCTCCGTCATCTTCTTGACGTTGTCGACTGCCTCGCTGCTTGCGCTGTACCAGTCCTTGACGAGCATTGCCGCCTGGCCAACCTTTGCGACGGAAGCCACGACTGCCGTGGCCGCTGCTGCATAGAACCCCGCCTTCGCCGCGCCACCAAGCGCCCCTCCGCCGAGTGCACCCGACAGGGCCGACATGAGTTCACCCGAATTGACCTTCTTGAAGAACGCCGTCCCTTCCTTGTAGAAATCAGGCCTGAGCGTGGTGTCGAGCTTGCGCTGAATATCCGCCGCTTCCTTGGTGTCGCCAACCGGAACTAGCGCACCATTGGTTTCCTTGGCAAGTTCGACCGGCTCGTTCTTGTCCTTGGTTACGTCCTTCGTCCTGGTATCGTCCACCAGTTCCGCTTCTATAATTTCCTGCGTGCCTGGCTTGCGCACGGTAGGTGCCAGGGCGCTGGACACGGCCGCAGCCGGGGCTGCCCGGTTATCCGGCTGCATTGCCGGGTTTGCACCAATCTTCTTGAATTCCTCGTTGAACTTCGCCCAGTCGAAAGTGAATGGCTGTTCCTTCTGTTTAGTGGGCATCCCGATTTCGGCAAGGTCGTCGTTCCTGCGCTCGCGAATCCTCTCGGCTGCGCTGGTCTGCTTTTCCTTGTGGGCGGTATACTGCTCCTGCAGTTCCTGCAGCTTCTCCTCGCTGGCACCGGAAGCCTTCAGCTTCCTGTACTTTGCTGAAAGCCGGTCGAGCTGCTTCTGCTCGCGCTTGATTGTCCCCTGGTCCTTTGTCGTCGCCTTCTCTTCCTTGCGGATGTCCCGGTCGGCGAACCAGTTGATTCCCTTGGTGACCGTGCGGAAACCGAGGCTGTCCAGGGCCTTCTCGCCGAATGTCCTGCCGTCGGCCTCGCTGCGCATGGCCTCCTTGATTACATCCCCCAGTTCCTTGGAATTTGTTTCCGGCTTCGCGATTCCGGAGAACATGTTCTTGAACGTGTCGATGACACCGTTGTCGCTGAATGCGGACTTCATCACGTTCGCCTGGATTTCAGCCTGGGACACCGGCGTCGGCGTGAATGCCGAGGACCAGAAATTGCTGTCGCCCCGTTCCGGCGACTTCATGCCGGACATCTGCTGTGCCTGGCGGTTCTGCTCCATGGCCTCCTCGTAGAGGCGGCGGTCCATCTCGCTCTCGTGCAGCGACGAGCCGAGCGCGCTGGATATGTTAAGGAAGTACGGGCTGTTGCCGTTGACGAACATGTTGTACTCGTCGTCAACCTTCTTGGACAGGCCGTCGACGATGCCCATCATGCTGGACATCTTCTGTTCTAGCTCTTTCAGCACCGCCGTGGATTCGTCTGTTGTAGTTCCCGTCTTGGCCATGGATTATTCCTCAAAACAGGAGTTTATATCAAGATGGCCGCCAATCCAGGCGGCCATCGGAATTCTAAACGAGCTTGATTATGTCGGATAACGCCTGCCCGGGACTCCGGTACAGGACGGCCTGGCCTCCCGCCGCACGGAACGCGTCGACGTTCTTCGGGGTGTCGTCGACAAGTAGCCTGTCCGGCGCGGCGAACCGCAGCTTCTCGGTGCCCTTCCTCACGATGATGAGGTGTTCGTTGTCGATGTC